ATTTCCAGTGTTCCCTGAGTTGTTAGATCCTGATCCTCCGTTACCGCCTGATCCTAATGAGTATGGATAAGCAGTTCCACCTGATACAGAAACAGTGTATAAACCGTAGCCACCTGCACCACCTGTGCCGCCATTTCTATAACCACTACCGCCACCTCCGCCACCGCCTCCTGCTAAATAAATTTGAGCTTTGTTTGCGTTAGGGTTTGCAGTGTAAGTTCCTGAAGATGGTCCAGTTACATATGCTATCGATGGTTCAAAAACTCCAGACCCCGCAGTTCCGGATGAAGCTGCAGTTAGTCTTCCTTGTGCGTCAACAGTTATATTAGCTGTTGTGTAGGATGCTGCAGTTACAGAAGTATTTGCAAGTTTATCTGCAGTAACAGCGTCATCAGCAATCATATCAGTAGCGACTTGAACTTCTCCGATTGTACCTGCAGAAGCTGCTCCTAAAACTCTATTTGCAGTTGTAGTGTCTTGCATTTTTGCAAAAGTTACAGCATCATCAGCAATTTGTGCAGTTGCGATTGTGCCTGTTAAATTTGCTGCTGCAACAGTTCCACCTAAAGTATCTAAAGAAATTTCATTTAGGTTAGTTCCATCTGAATAAGCTGCATAAATTTTTGCTTGGTCTAAAGTAAATCCTGTTCCTGATGCAGTTTTGATTTGAAGGTTTGTAGGGTTTGTTAAACCTGTTGCATCAAATATATAAAATTTTTCGATTGAATCTGGTATTGTACAAATTGTACTAGCAGCGATTGTTGCTGATGCAAATTTTATTACTAAATTTCTAGCGTTTGATATTGCACCGTCAGACATTGCAAGAGCTAAAGTACCACCACTTGAAAGTGTTACTTGCTCAAAACCTGCAACTGCTTGTTGTACTAAATTTAAATTGGTATTTGTTTTATCACCCCATGTACCAGCGTTTTCACCGGTAGCCATTAATTCTAGTTTAAGATCACTTGAGTAAGTTGATGCCATAAAAATTCTCCTTAATTACTTTCTATTTTACATGAACTAGGCTGCTAAATCAACCTCTGCCCAAGTATTTGATACTCCTAAGTCTATTTCAGACCACGCTGTTATATTAACGCTTCCTATTGATGCTGTCAATTCTATGCCTGTTGGAGTTACATCAGCACCCGCTACAGTGCCCTCTTCTCCTAAAGATGCAGTAATTGATAATCCTGAAACACTTACTTCTACACCAGGCACAGCTACAGCTGCTCCTATTGACATAGTTGCTTGATTACCAGTAGGCGATTCTACGGTATTTTGTTCTAATGTTTGAGTTCCTAAGCTTAATGACATAGAAGGAGATGTAACAGGAACATCTAAGAATAAACCTGCCGCTGCATCTCCAATTGTAGAAGTTATAGATTGGCCTGTAATTGATTCATTAGTTGTTTGTTCTAATGAAAAAGATCCTAATGATGAGTTAAGTGTGTGTTCAGCTACAGTTACTGATAAATTAAAATCTGCAGACGTTGAGTAAACTCCAAACGTCATTCCAATTGATTGACCAGAAACAGAAACACTTACATCAGTTACAACAGAAGTGCTTCCAATTGCTGACGTTAAAACTTGACCACCTGCAGCAACTGAATCTGCTTGACCCCAACTTTGGTTACCCCAAGTATCTCTACCCCATCCTACTCCTATTAAAAATTCAGGATCAATTGTTGTTTGACCTGCAGTCATAGTTGATGAAATACCAGTAACAGGCACACCTATATTGACAACGCTTGACTCAGAAGACATTGTTAATTGTTGGCCAGTTACAATTTGAGTATGTGATGTTCCAGAAATATTGGCACCTATAGTAGATGTTAAAGATATTCCTGTTACAGATACATCAGCATTTCCAGTAACGCTCGCTAAGGAACCAATAGAAAAAGATGCTTGTGATCCAACTGCTATAGGATTAGATCCAGAAAGATCTCCCCATTCATTCTCACCCCAAGTATCTCCACCCCATCCAACTTGAATTACACCAGTGGCTGTCACTGATCCAATTGATGAAGTTAATTGACCTGCAGCTGATAATCCTACAATATCTCCTGTACCTGCAACCACAGAACTTACTGATGCACTTGCAGATTGTCCTGTTACAGCTTCAGTGTGAAGAGAAAAACCAAGAGCTGTACCTATTGTGGAGGTAAGAGATATTCCAGATACGCTTACATCAGCATTAGCTGAAACTGTTTCACTACCGATTGCAGATGTAAGTGACATACCAGAAACAGATACATCCATATTTCCTTGTTGACTCCATAAACCCTCACCCCATGTTAATGCTCCCCATGTGGTTGAAGTGATATCGAAAATACCACCCATACCAATACCATGGATATAACAAAGATAATAAAAATCTGTTTGTGAGGATGGAGTTACTTCAACATATCTAGTAGTCGCTGCGTTGAAGGTTGAGGTGTTTGTGTAATCGGATTGATTACTGCTTCCGTCAAGATAATAGGTTACACCTGATGATATAATTCCAGATGTGTCAGTGTTAGTAGAAAAAATTAATGGGTGATTATCATTAGTCCCATCACTTTGATTAAATCTTAATGTTGCACCTTGAACCCAAGATATAGTTCCAGGGCCTGTTGAATTTCTTGCACCGTCTAGATAGAAGACATTTCCAGTGCCTCCACCATAGAGGTTTCCTGATGCTACGGTTACCGTATAAGTTTGTAAAGCCATAGCACCAGGACCTTAAATTATGCTAATCTTAATATAGAAGCTGCTGTTGTGAATGCAGGAAACTGAATAGTAAAAGTTCCAGATGTTGCAGTCTTATCGCCACCAAAATCTAAAACAGCAACAGCATCAGTAGTGTTAGAACCACCGTCAGTCGTTGTGTTGTAAATTAAAGCTCCTCTTGCAGTCAAAGTAACTCCGACAAAAGATAGATCAGCAAAATCAGTAATCGCTACTGAAGATGAAACTTTTACACCTTGGTTAACCAAAGCTTTTCCACCAGCTGAGTATCCAGATGATGATACTTCATTACCTGTTGCATAGTTAGTTGTTGATTTTCCTAATGTAGCTGAGTTTGTGTACATCGCTAATTTATATGTATCAGATGATGTATCAAAGTCATGCTTGCCTTGTAGTAATTCTTTTTTGAAAGAATCACATATTGCATTTGTTGTTATAGCCATAATTGTTCTCCTTAATAAGTTGTGTTTGGAGTTGGACTAGGAATTTTTACTCTTGGAACTCCATCGTCATACTCCGCACGTCTTCTTCTGCCCATTTGTTGTAGGGCAAAATTTTGTATTTCCTCATTGTACTTCTTTTCGTACAAATTGTACATATCCATGGGGCCTTTTAAAAATCTAAAAGCTTCAGCAAGAACTCCATGTAAAAGCATAGATTCTTGATAAGTCGATATAAATGTATTGTTTGATGATGTAAAATTTGGCGGATCTTTAATATAATTAATTTGAACAATATCAGCTGCAGCAGGTGTAGGGGCTACAATTATGTTAAAGTCATCGTAATTAGCATAATACTTTGGTGTTCCTTGTGCGCCTGTACCATTGAACTCAGATATAAAACTTGAATCTCTTTTTTCTAAAAATTCTCTGTTACCACTTGAGTCAATTCGTTCTACAGATCTCAATATTAAAACATCAGAAGGCATTGATACGGCTCTGTTAGCAGCGGTAAAATTTGAGGTAGCATATTTTCTTAAATCATCATAATCAACTCTACCTGCAATATCTAATTCAACATTTCTAATAAAATCTTGTATTATTGAATCACTCAATACAGTGTTGCTAACTTCTGTGTAATTCCTTACTTGTGTTAAAAAATTTGCATGAGTTATAGCCATTATGTTATACTAACCTCCGCATTACCAATTGTTGCACTAATTTCTCTTCTTCTGTTTTGTAAAGATGGATCAGCAGGCACCATTGCAGATGTACCTTGCGTTAAAAATCCAAAGTCACCAGGTAATGTTAAATTTGCTACGCCAACCATAGTCCCTCCTGAATCTGCTAATACAATATCATTTGCTGCTACCGTTGTTGGTTGTTGAAATCTTTGTGGTCTTGTGTTTTGTAAAGCAAT